ATAAAATAAATTTATTTTTGTCTTGATTTCGACACAATTGTATGATATAATATGTTTAATTTAAATAAATTATTTAACTATGTTAAAGATTATTAATAGTTATTATTATAATATTAATAATAATATCTATAAATATCTTAATAGAGTAATGACTATGTTTAAAATTAAAACAATAAAAAATATTTTAGCACTTGACTTTGTTTTTGTTTTGTGCTATAATACAAACTTCAATAATAATATAGGAGGTATATATGCCAACAGTTGAAGGTAAAGCATATTGGGCTAGTGTGACTAGACCTAATACAACATTCGAACCTGTATATCAAATCGACTTAGCAGTTGACGAAAAAACTGCAGAGGAGTTTAAAGGTAAGGGTGTTACAGTTAAACAAGATGATAGAGGTTCTATTATCAAGTTTAAAAGAAAAGTAGCTAGGGCGGATGGGACTAAAAATCCTATGCCAAGACTAGTGGACTCTGCAAAAAATCCTATTGATGTGTTAGTAGGTAATGGTTCAAAGGTTAAAGTTTTATACAAACCTTTTGACTGGTCATTTGCAGGTAAGTCTGGTACAAGCTTGGATTTACAAGCAGTACAGGTACTTGACCTCGTGCCATATGGCGAAGACTTTGATGTCTCGGATGGTGGTTTCGTAGCAGAAGGTAACACCGAGGAGTTTTAAACAATCAAACAAGGGGCGACAATGAATGAAGACAAATCTAAATTTGTAGAATATCATGTCCCTTGTTCGAAGTGTGGAAGTAGTGATGCAAGAAGTGTTAATGATGATGGCAGTAGCTATTGTTTTTCTTGCACCACTTTCTTCCCAAATGAGACAGGGATAAATCAACAACAAAGGGGCGACATGCAAACAGCAGAAAAGATAACAGACTTAAGTTATCATCAAGGTACTTTATCTGCAATATCAGATAGAGGAATTAATTCAGAGACTTGTAAGAAGTATGGAGTTAAGGTTATGTATAATGGCAATAACCTTATCGCAAAACATATCTATCCATACTATGATGAAACAGGTCAGATGATTGCGACAAAGACAAGGTATGTTAAAGATAAACAATTTTCAATTCTAGGTTCGACATCCAATTCTGGATTGTTCGGTCAGCAATTATTTAATGGTGGGAAGTATGTAACCATAACAGAAGGTGAGGTTGACGCAATGTCAGTCTATCAGATGTTAGGTTCAAAATATCCAGTAGTTTCTATTAAGAATGGAGTTGCTTCAGCACTAAAAGATATCAAGAAAAGTTATTCTTGGTTGGATAAATTCGACAATATTGTTATCAATTTTGATAATGATGAGGTTGGAAGAGAAGCAAGTGTTAAAGTTGCAGACTTATTTCAACCCGGGAAAGTTAAGATAGTTAAACTTCCCGAAGTGTACAAAGACGCAAACGATTTACTGCGTTCTAAGAAGTATGAGGAGTATGTAAAAGCTTGGTGGAATGCACCTATACATGCACCAGATGGTATCGTAGAGGGTAGTCAATTACTTTCTGAGGTACTACAACCAATAGTAAAATCCAGAATAGATTATGGATGGAAAGGACTAGATGAGTTAACTTATGGTATTCGTAGTGGTGAGTTGGTTACTATTACCGCAGGGACTGGACTTGGAAAAACATCAGTCATTAAAGAGTTAGTATATCATATATTCAAAAGTACAGAGAGTAACATTGGAATGATTATGTTAGAGGAAAGTCCTAAGATAACTGCATTAGATATCATGGGAACAGAAGCTAACTTACCTTTGCGAAGACCCGATATTAATTTATCGGATGAAGATAAAACAAACTACTTCAACAAGACAGTAGGTACTGGTAGATTTTATTTCTACAATCACTTCGGTTCTAATTCAGTAGATAATATTATTGCTAGAGTTAGATACATGGCAAAAGCTTTGGATTGTAAGTTCATAGTTCTTGACCACATAAGTATGATAGTATCTTCTCAAGAGTTTGGTGACGAAAGAAAAGCACTTGATGAAGTAATGACTAAACTAAGAACACTAGTACAAGAAACAGATATTGCTTTGATTGTAGTGTCTCACTTACGAAGACCAGATGGTAAGGGACATGAAGAAGGAGCAGTCACTTCACTTGCACAACTAAGAGGTTCGGGTTCTATTGCTCAACTATCTGATATGGTTCTTGGATTAGAAAGAGACAGTCAGAGTGAAGACATTGCACAACGAAACACAACCACATTGAGAGTATTGAAGAATAGATTTGTGGGTATGACTGGTCCTGCATGTTACTTATATTGGGACAAAGATACTGGCAGACTTAACGAAGTAGATAAACCTCAAGGTGATGAGACAGAAGAAGATAAATTTTAAATGGAAGGGATTAAATCGTGGGTGAAAGAAAATTGTTTCTGGATATCGAGACAACCGAAATTGTTAATGGTTCTGAATTACCTAACAAGATTTTTTGCTTGGTCACTATTTGTGACAAGGGCAATCTTGTATGTTATACTCCGAATGATTTACATAAATTTCAGAATGATGCGAAGAATTATCAAGAGTTTATTGGACACAACATCATAGGATTTGATGCTCCAGTAATCAAGAAAGTTCTTGGTGTAGATTTATTTAAGATAGGAAAGGTTACTGATACACTTATACTATCAAGATTGTTTAAACCAGTAAGAGAAGGTGGACATTCTTTAAGAGCATTTGGAAATAAGTTTGCTTACAATAAGTTAGAGTTCAAAGATTTTTCTGAGTTCTCTTTAGAAATGTTAGAGTATTGTATTCGTGATGTTAAACTTCTTAAAAAAGTTTATGAATTATTACAAAGACAAGGTAAAGGTTTCTCTCAAAAATCTATAGACTTAGAACATGATGTTGCAAGAATTATTGAGAAACAAGTACAGACAGGATTTCTTTTTGATAGTGAGAAAGCACACATACTACTTGCTAGACTTCAGAATAAGATTGATGAAGTACAAAGTAAAGTTAGAGAAACTTTTCCACCAATTAGAATTGAAGAAACTTTTATACCTAAGTCAAATAATAAAGCAAGAGGTTATGTTAAAGGTGAACCATTTACAAAGGTTAAGTATCAAGAGTTTAACTTAGGTTCACGACAACAAATAGGTGAACGACTTATGAAACTAGGTTGGAAACCTAAAAAGAAAACAGACAAAGGTCATGTAATTGTTGATGAAAAAGTTTTATCAGAGATTAAAAACATTCCCGAAGCGGAATTGATAAACGAGTTTCTTCTACTGCAAAAAAGAATTGCAATGATTAATTCTTGGATTGAAGCGGTAGCAGAAGATAGGAGAGTACATGGAAGAGTTATTACCAATGGTGCAATAACTTCAAGAATGAGTCATCAGTCGCCCAACATGGCTCAAATCCCTGCTGTGTACTCTCCTTATGGAAAAGAATGCAGGGAGTTATGGACAGTTCCTAGCGGATATAAATTAGTGGGAATAGACGCAAGTGGACTGGAGTTAAGAATATTATCCCACTACATGAACGATAAGGAGTATATTAATGAAGTCATTAATGGAGATATACACACTACAAATCAAACTCTTGCAGGGTTGGAAAGCAGAGATACTGCAAAAACATTTATCTATGCGTTCATTTATGGGGCAGGTGACAAAAAACTCGGAAGTATCTGTGGAAGGTCTAAAGAGTATGGAAGAAAGATTAAAGAAAGATTTCTTAAGTCTTTACCAAGTCTTAAAAAGTTGCGAGACAGAGTGGACCTCGCTTGTGGAAAAGGATATCTCAAAGGAATCGACCAAAGAAACCTCATCATCAGACAAAAGCACTCAGCAGTCAACACCCTCATCCAAGGAGCAGGGGCAATAGCAATGAAGAAAGCATTAGTATTATTAGACAGAGAGATTGAGAAAAATAATATTGATGCTTTACCTGTAGCTAATGTCCATGATGAGTTTCAATATCAAGTAAAAGAAAATCAAGCAGAACAACTAGGACAACTTGCAGTTCAATCAATTACTAATGCGGGTAAGGAATTAAATATAAGATGTCCATTAACAGGAGAGTATAAAATTGGAAACAACTGGAAAGAAACACACTAAGACATTAGATACTTTAGTTCCCGATATTAATAATCTACTTACTAATCTTGGGGATGGTAAGAAACTGAAAGTCTCAGATGAACAACTAAATAAATTTTTAACTAATATCAAAGATGCAATAGTTGACTGGACTAATCCAGTTAAACAAGATAGAAGTTCATTAAGAATGTCTATACTTGGCAGACCATTGAGACAACTTTGGTATGACAAACACAAACCAATAAAGAAAGAAAAATCAAATCCTTCTTTACAATTAAAGTTTTTGTATGGACATATACTTGAACATCTTGTTTTATTCTTAACTGATTTAGCAGGACACGAAGTAACAGACCAACAAAAGAAAGTTAATGTTGATGGTATTATTGGTCATATGGATAGTAAGATTGATGGTGAAGTTGTTGATGTTAAAACTGCGTCAGCATATTCATTTAAAAAGTTTGAGAATGGAACACTTGCAGAGGATGACCCATTTGGTTATATCGCACAGCTAACAGGATATGAAGAGAATGAGAAAACAAAACAAGGTGGTTTTCTTGCAATCAATAAATCAACTGGACAACTTGCTTTATACAGACCAGATGATTTAACTAAACCAAATATTAAAACTTTAATTAAAGATGTTAAAGAGAAGTTAGATTTAAAAGAAGTTCCACCTAAATGTTATGAACCAATACCACATGAGAAAGCAGGTAACATGAAACTTCCTGCGGGTTGTGTATTCTGTTCACACAAAGTTGAGTGTCATAAAGATACAAACGAAGGTAAAGGATTGAGAGCATTTAAATATGCAAGTGGTAATGTGTACTTCACACACATTGCTAAAGAACCAAAAGTAGAAGAGGTGAAGATAATAGAAAAATAATTTATGTTGAAACACAAGCACTTACTTGTAAGAGCAGAAGTATTAGACCCACCCAAAGATTTAAAGTCAACTAAACTTTGGTTAAAAAAATTAATAAAAGATATAGACATGAAGATACTTGGTGGTCCATATCTAAAGTATTGTGACAACATAGGAAACAGAGGATTAACAGCAGTTACTATTATAGAAACTTCGCATATAGCAATGCATGTTTGGGATGAGGACAATCCCTCACTTGTTCAGCTTGATGTTTATTCTTGTAAAGATTTAGATGAAGAGATTGTTTTTTCTTATCTTTACAAGTTTAAACCAGTAAAGATGAGTTATAGATATTTTGATAGAGAAGTTAATTTTAAACTAATAAAGGTACAGAATGAATACAAAGCAAATAAAAAAAATTAGAAGAAGAGCAAAGACTATTATGGTAGAATGGCTTCACTCTCTTCTACCAGAACACGAAAGAAAACTAGTTAACGAAAAAAATGTACTAGATTATGCACCAAAACAAACACACTATGTATTTCAAAATCAAGTGCGACTATCTGCGTGGTCGTATAAGTGGATAATTAAGAAGTTAAAACGAAATCCATACTTGACATTTGAGCAACTTGATGCTATAATAAAGGGTACTGAAAATATTCCAAGCGGTATCAAAAGATGGTAAGATATAGGAGCAAATTTGAAAAAGAAATTATTACTAACCTTCCTAAAAAGATTAAGTTCTTTTATGAATACAAGAAGATAAACTATGTTCAACCGGCTATTCTTCGGACTTATCTTCCCGACTTGTATTTTCCTCATACTAATATCTTTGTTGAGTTAAAGGGTAGATTTACTTTAGCTGACAGAAAAAAACATCTGTACTTACAAAGTATGGGTGACTACGATATTCGTATCTGTTTTCAAAACGCAAAGGTAAAGATAAATAAAAATTCAAAAACAACTTATGCTGACTGGTGTACTAAGTATAAGATTAAATTTTGTGACAAGGTTATACCGAAAGGATGGATGACAAAGAATGGAAAGCGGTAAAGCATACATAGTATTTACACCAGTTGGTGTGGGCAAAACAAAAAAGATTGACATTGAGTTAGTTAATCTTGTAGAAGGTGACAGACAGGTAATGACTTTAGCACAAGGAACTTTTTGGTTTGCTAAAAAGAATCCTCAGTTAGCTACATATATAGGTATGAATGAATTTGAAAAGATAATGATAGGAGAAATGTTAGATGACAAAAAACATAACTAAAGAATATTTAGAGACAGCAGTAAAATTAATTACAGGTGACAGGGCAAATGATTATGGTGATAAAGTAATTAATCATCAGAATATTGCTAAACTTTGGTCAGCATATTTTGACATACCAATTACAGGACATGATGTTGCAATATGTATGACACTTTTAAAAATTGCAAGAGCAAAATTTGGTAACCCAAAACCAGACACTTACATTGATGCGTCAGCATACATGTCAATAGCGGGAGAATGTAGAGAGAAAGAAGGAAAACAATGAAAATAAAAATAGACTTAGAAAGAGATAATAACTTAACACCATTTGGTATAGCAACAGTACAAGATAGATACTTAGATAAAAACGAAACATCACCGCAACATGCATTTGCTCGTGCTGCAAAATATGTTTCTACTTATAGAGGTACTACAGATTGGGATATGGCACAAAGAATTTATGATTATGCTAGTAATTTATGGTTTGGTTTTTCTTCTCCTATTCTTTCTAATGCAGGTACAAGAAAAGGATTACCTATATCTTGTTTCTTAAATTATGTACCAGATAGTAGAACTGGTTTGTCTTCTCACTATGATGAAAACATTTGGTTAGCTAGTAATGGTGGTGGCATAGGTGGGTACTGGGGTGATGTAAGAAGTGATGGTACTTCTACTTCTCATGGTTCTAAATCAACTGGGTCAATACCTTTTATGAGAGTTGTTGATAGTCAGATGTTAGCATTCAATCAAGGAACAACAAGAAGAGGAAGCTATGCTTGTTACATGGACATATCTCATCCAGAGATTGAAGAGTTTTTATTTATGCGTAAGTCTTCTGGCGGTGACGCAAACAGAAAATGTCTTAACCTACATCATGGTATTAATATTACTGATGAGTTTATGAATGCAGTATCTAAAAATATAGAATGGAAACTTGTTGACCCGCACTCTAAAAAAGTTGCAAAGTCTATTAATGCTAGAGAATTGTGGAGATTAATTTTAGAAACAAGACATGAAACTGGTGAACCTTATCTACACTTTGTTGATACTTCAAACAGAAGTTTGCCAGAGACACAGAAAAAATTAGGATTAAGTATTAAACAATCTAATCTTTGTAGTGAAATAACTTTACCTACAGATGAAGATAGAACAGCAGTTTGTTGTTTATCAAGTGTCAACCTTGCTAAGTATGACGAATGGTCAACATCAGCTACATTTATACCAGACATGGTACGAATGTTAGATAATGTTATTGAACATTTTATTCAAGCGACATATGATTTTACATATGATTACAAAGGTGATGTATTAGATATGAAAGTTAAAAAAGGTATGGAAGGATTTACTAAAGCAGGATATAGTGCATACAGAGAAAGAAGTTTAGGTCTAGGTGCTATGGGTTTCCATACTTATTTACAAAAATTAAATGTACCATTTGAAGGACCAATAGCTACAGGTCAAAACTTAAAAATGTTTAGACAGATAAAAGAGTTAGCTAGTAAAACTTCTATGGAGTTAGCAGAAGAAAGAGGTGAAGCACCAGACATGGAAGGAACAGGAATGCGTAACGCACACTTGTTAGCTGTTGCACCTAATGCTACATCATCAATTATTTGTGGAGGAACTAGTCCTTCAATCGAACCAATAAGAGCAAATGTATTTATACATAAAACTTTAAATGGTTCATTCCAAGTAAGGAATAGACAACTTCACAATTTACTTAAACAGAAATGGAACAACTCGGAGGAACTACAAAAAGAATATGATAGTGATTACCAACATTTCAAAGATAAAATCTGGCAAAGTATTAGTGAGAATACTGGTTCAGTAAAACACCTTGACTTTTTAACTGATTTAGAAAAGGATGTTTTTAAAACTGCAGATGAGATAGACCAAAACTGGGTTATCGAACATGCATCTAAACGACAAGAATTTATTTGTCAAGCACAATCAGTTAACTTATTCTTTGTTGCACCAAAGGTACAAGCTAAACAAGAAGAGCATGATAACTTTTTAAGATATACTAATAAGGTACATTATCAAGCTTGGAAAAAAGGATTAAAGAGTTTGTATTATCTACGAAGTAGAGAAGGTAAAAGTGCAGAGAATATAAATATAAAAGTCAAAAGAGTTAAACTAGAACAAGAAGCAACAGAGGAGGAATGTTTATCATGCGAAGCTTAAGTCCAATTTTTGATGAAAGAACTTATTATAAACCATTCGAGTACCCTTGGGCATTCGATTATTATACAATACAAAATCAGTTACATTGGTTACCCGAAGATGTACCAATGCATGAAGATGTGAAGGATTGGAATCAAAAACTTTCACCATCAGAAAAAAATTTATTAACACAAATCTTTAGATTGTTCACACAATCAGATGTAGATGTAGGTGCGGGTTATTATGAAAAGTATATACCTATGTTTAGAAAACCAGAACTAAGAATGATGATGGGTTCATTTGCAAACATTGAATCAATACATCAACATGCTTATTCTTTACTGTTAGATACAGTTGGTATGCCAGAGTCTGAGTACAAAGCATTTGCTAAGTATGAAGAGATGTCAGCTAAACATGATTACATACATCAGTTTAAAACTGGTGAGATTAAATCAAAGAAAGATTTAAAAGATGTAGCTAAAGCATTGGCAGTTTATTCTGGTTTCACAGAAGGACTACAATTATTTTCTAGCTTTGCTATCTTAATTAACTTCCAACGATTTAATAAGATGAAGGGAATGTGTAAGATTGTTGACTACAGTATTCGTGATGAGTCTTTACATGTTGAGGGTATGACAAAAGTATTTCGTACTCTTATCAAAGAGAACTTAGATATCTGGACAGATGATTTTAAAAAAGAACTGTACGATATCTGTAGAGAAATGGTTGAACATGAAGATAAATTCATTGAGTTAGTTTTTGAAATGGGTGATGTTCAAGGATTGACTTTAGATGAAATGAAAAAATACAATAGATATATTGCTGATAGAAGATTACTTCAGCTAGGTTTAAAACCTAATTTTGGTATTAGTGATAATCCTTTGACTTGGTGGGATGAAGTTATTGGAGTTGAACACCAAAACTTTTTTGAAGGTAGGGCTTCAGCATATACTAAAGCAAGTGTGAAAGGAAACTGGTCTAATGTCTTTGACGATACTGAATAGTTATATAGATAAATTATTTTATTGGTGTGTTGAAATACTTAATACAATGGCAAAAGCTATTGGTATTAGTTATGAATTTATTAACATACTAGTATTTGTTTTAGGTTACCCTGTCTTTGTACTGGTGTTGCTGTTTATAATTAAATCACAAAGGAAAAAAATATGGCAACTCGAAAAAGGGAAGCTACAATATTTTCGTATAAAGTAATTTTAGATAACGAGGGGAAGTTGATTACAGAAATAACTACTCTTCCTATAGAGGATGAGCAAGTTATGAAAGATGCTTTCTCTCGTAGTCGAGAAGAACGAATGTTCTATACATCTTTAGTTAGAGAAGCAAAAAGAAAATTGCTTCCTATACATGAGTGGTTAGAAAAATACTGTCAAAATATTTTATAGTTTAAATACCTTGTAGTCTTGGGTCTGTAGAAGTAATATTCTTTTCAGCTTTAGGTCTTGCTATGCTTTCTTTACTTCTCTTACGAAGTTGAAACTTAGCAGAAGTTTCTTTTCGTTTCTTATCCATTTCTTTTTTTAAGTCCCATTTAAAATTCATTTTCTTTTTCTTTTTCTATTTAAAAGTTTTACTCTTATATGCCATAAAGATTCAGTCATTTTTATAGAATACTTTTCTATAACAGAAAAGAAAGTATCTATACTTGAAAAAAAATTATACAAAAACTTATCTAACATTTAATTATTTTTTACCATTCCTAAAAATTTGTGTTCCCTTAATTCCATATATCGAAGCTACGACAAGAATCCACAGGTTTGTGAACCATGAAGGTAGCTGTTGGAACTGTTCAAAAAATTCTTTTATCTTAGCAGACGCAGTTGGGTCTTCGCTAAATACTCCATATGCAATAACTAATATCGGAAGTGTTAATACGACCAAAACAAATTCGTCTTTCCAGTCCGATTGTCTTGCTTCTAATAATTTTCCTTGATAATCTATTTCACCCTTCGCCATCTTTGCAGCATGGTGATGTTGGGCATCTGCCATCATCATCTTTGTTTCTTGTCTCTTCTTAAAGATGTGACTTCCCGCTTGTATCGCAACCTTTGCTAAACTAAACCAAGCCATATTATAATACTATCGCACCAAAAATTATACCAACAAGTAGTCCAACCCAAGCACCTACAATATATTCTCTATAATGTAAAGACCATACACTTAGTTTTTCTAATTGTTTTTTTACTTTTTCTTTTATATCTGGAAGTGTTATCATTTGCTTACCTTTCCACCTTTCTTATATAGTTTAACTTTTATTCCGGGGTATCCTCCAGAATAAGTTATTCCTTGTTTTTTAGTTTCTCCAAAAATTTTTTTCTTAAACGAAGAAAAGAAACTATCTTTCACTTCATTATTACTTGCTTTTTGAGCAGGTAAATTTATATGTCCTTTTACATGTGCCATAGTTCCTCCAATTATTATTGCTATTATTAATATTGTATTCATTTTATAGGGGGCTTTTACACCCCCTACCTTTTTATTTTATTTTAATTGTTCTAGGTTTCTTTTCTTCTGGTAGATTTAATTTCATATCTACAGTAAGAACTCCATCCTTTAGTTGTGCATCTTTAACTTCAAGATGTTCAGCTAATGTCCATTGTCTTTTGAATGCTCTTCTAGCTATTCCTTTATGAACAAAACTATCTTCTTCTTTGTCAGCAGCTTTACCAGAAACAGTTAATGTATTGTCATTGACTTCAACAACAACATCCTCTTTCTTAAATCCTGCCAATGCCATATCAAGTTGATACTTATCTTTTCCAACTTTCTTTATATTATATGGTGGATAGTTTGGTGTCTCATATTGAGACAATGTAGATAGTTGGTCAAATATATCATCAAAACCAACTGTCATGTTTTTAAATGGGTCAAAGACCCTAGTAGGTAGGTTTATCATAGTTGCTCCTTTCGTTAAGCGAGTTATTAAAAATACAGGATACTACCTATAGCTATCCCATACACCTATATTATACACCTCTAACTAAATTTTGTCAACCTCTTTTTTTGTCAAGTAATCCGCCTTTTTTAAACGATATTTTAACACCTGCTGTCGGACTAAAATCTCCATCATTATAATTAACACCAATGTAAGGTTTAATTAATCCTTCTTGAGTCATGCCTACAGGTTGAAATGTTTTTGTTGCTGACCCAGTAAAATTATTTTCATTAAAATTATATGAAGCACCTACATCTATTCCATAATTTTTATTAGCATAGTTTATATTACCAGTCATAACTGGACTAGAAGATAATAAACTTTGTCCTTCTATAAATGCATCTGCATAATTACCTTGTCCTTCTATAAAGTAACCTGCTTTTGCTTTTATGTTTTTGTTTGTTAATAAATCTAAAGTTTTATTTTTTCTTTCTTCTTTACTATCTTTTGAAGTTGGAATATTTGTTTGTAAAATTACTCCTTCTTTTCCTTTACTCTTTGTATTTGTCGAATTAGTTTTAACAGTATTACTATTGTTATTATTATTATTGCTACTACTTCCCCCATTGCCGCCCCCTTTGTTTGAAGTTTTAGAATAACCCGAAGATGTGTGAGGATTGTGTCTTTGTCCTCCACCACTATATGCTCTATTAGATGTCATAGATGACCTTGCACTAGCCCAAGAAGCACCTCCACCTCTAAGCTGTTGTCTTATTACTCCGCCTTTACTTGCCTTTGCAATTTTAAGATTTTTAAATTTAGATAAATCAACTGGACCTAAATTAATTCTTACATTCTGTCCTTCACCTTCTGGCGAACCAAACCACTTACCTATCTTTCTTACAAAATTATAACCTTCACCTTGTAGTGCTGACCCACCTATTTCTTTTGCCATTTGATAAAAATCAGAAACAGAATCTATTGAATCTGAATCATTAAAATTAAATTTATCTACAATAATAAGATTGCCTTGGTTATCTACTTTAATTGTAGCTTGACCTAAAGATGTTTTTAAATTAAATCTTTTATTAGAAATATCAGGCAAACCTTTTGCTGTATAGTTAACATCTGCATATGCATTATCTCCTTCTACACTTTTGTAATCTGCATATTCTATATTAGTTTTACCTTTACTTAAAACATCTAAAGCTATATCTTTTAAAACTGATGTGTACTCTGGATTTAAATTTTGTTCTGTAAATACTTTGTCAAACTTACTACCAGTACTTTGTTTAAATACATCATTAACCATTAACCTAACATTAGGTGGTATCATGTTAACAACTTTTTTCCAACCAAACTTTTCTGTTTCTTGAAAATCTTTTTCTGTTAAAGTTTTATCTGTAAATTTACTTGCGTCTTTAGTTAACTCTTGTTTATTATCTGGGATTGCCGCTTCCGCAGAAGAGAATAAACTAAAGTTAGATTTTTTTGGTTTCTCTACTTTAAGTATAGGTTTCTTTTTAGGTACTATTTCATCATAACCTTTTAATGTTTCATTATACTGTTCATTATTAGCAGGTGCTAAAGGTTTTTCTTTTAATACTATTTGTGGTCCATCAATTTTATTTACTCCTAAAAAGTTTTTATATTGTTGGTCACTTTCATCTGCTCTTCTTGTGGTATATTGATTACCTTCCCACTCAAATAATTCTTGTCTATTATCTCTAGCTTCTGCAAATGCATCACTAAATGATTTATCTACAACGTCACCTTTATTAAATAACATTCTTGTTTGTTCAACAACACCGCCTTTGTTAAACATACTGGATGTAATACCAGATTTATTTTTAAATAAATTAGAATCTCTTTTGTAAGTCATAAAAGGTACACCTGCTCTATCAAGTATTCCTCTTAGAGTAGGTATGGGTGCATTCTTATAAAAATTTCTTACTGCTTCATCATAACTTTTTTTATTTAAAAATGCATCACCAGTTTGTGCTAATGCTCTTGACCAATCAAAAGCAACATTATAACCCGGACCAATTAATATTGGAGCATCATTTCCATATCCTATTATTTGATTAATGACTGATGTTGGTAACCAACCCATATTACCAGACATAATAAATGCATCTGATAACCATCTTGCAGGGTCATCATCTATTTGTTCATAAGTATTAAATTTACCAGTCTTAGCAAACTCTCTTAAATCTTGTACCGCACCAAAGATTCCAAGAGAAGCAACTAAACCTATTGCTGTTCTTAAATCACCATCCTCAACTCTTTGAAGCATAGCATTTGTTTGTGCAGATTTTGCCATAGCCCAAGAAGAAAACTGTCCAAGCATTCTTATAAATGGATTTTTATCTTGAGTAAATAATAATCTGTTACCAACTTGAGGTATTAATGCATCTCTATTAGCAGCTTTTAATCCAATGTTATCTATTAAGTTTGCTGCTCTCTTATCTACAAGTGCATCTTCTAAATCTTTTATTCTTCCTAAGAAAAATATATCATCATTGTTTGTTATCTGTCCTTGTTTATTAGTTTTAATTGTACCAGTTCTAACTAAATGTCTAATATCTTTTAATAAACTATTATCAATATTTTTTAAATCAATATTATTAATACCTTTTTTATCTAAAGTTGTTACGACTTTTCTAATAGTTTTATGAGCATCAATAACACCTACATTGTAAGCATATCTTCTTGCTACATTTGTAATACCTTCTAATCCAATTAATTTAAAAAACTTTTCATTAGCTTTACCTAAGAATGAAGTAACAGAACCAGACAATCCACTCTCTAAAGTTAATGGACTTGAACCTGTACTACCCATATATGCATCTTTTAAATTAGCTTGTGCAATTTTTGTATGTATTAAATTTAATTGGTCACTAAATTTTGGTGAACGATAGAAACCAAAACCTTGTATTGCAGATGCAAAGTATCTACTGTTTTGAAAAGGTTGAATAAGGTCACCAAGGTTTGCTAAAGTAACTTTATCCATCATGTTAAAGTTTGCAAGTGTAGATAAAACTGCACCTATACTTCTTGAAGTTGGTCCACCACTTTTACCATATCTTCCAAAGTATGCATTCACAGCATTCTTAATTGCTTCAGCATCTAATCTATGTTCACTACCATAGAATCCACCTATCTTTGTAAATCCTGCTTGTTCATATTGTGAAGCTAATCTTTTTGCAAAGTTACCAATCAATTCACCTTTTGGTCCAAACACTCTAGCAAACTCTACTGACTTTGCACTTGTTCTTATGAGGTCAGTTAGTACTGCACCAATATCATTTATTAAATAAGGTTGTAATAATTTTTCTACATCATCAAAAGAACCTTGTAATATTCTTTCATATCTAATATGCTCACTCAAAGGTAAAGTCATATTTTTATAGTTTAATACTTCTCCTCTTTCTAACTTAGTAAAATCTAAAATAGGATTTTCGTGACTATCAGTTATACTTCTAAAATATTTTTCTGCAGCTTCTCTAGCTTCTGTCTCATTAAATTTTTTCTTAGCTAATACTGGCTTACCTGTACCAGTCATACCAACTTTAACTGGATTTTTAGCTGACGCACTTTTAGTTAAGTTTTTAAATACTTGAGTTATAGTTTGTAAAAATTGTTCTTTACTTGCATCTGATTCTAATATCTGTCTGTAATTAAACTTACGAGGAAAATAATTATCTATTAATTGTGCATCTGTAAAACCTACATCTTTATAATAAGTTCTAAAATCATTTAGCCAATCTTTAACTCTTTTAGATAATGCTACAGCTTCATCAGAAAATTTTTCTTTTGAACCTCTAACAATACTCAACGCATCTGCTTGTACTTGATTATCAACTCCTTGTAGTACATCATCATATATACTACCAACAAATCCTGCTATTCTTTTTTCTGCTACTTCTTCAACTGAACGACCAGTACCAATTAATCCAATTGCTTCATCTTGATTTTTAGCAACTTTTCCTAACCAATCTAATCTAACTGTATCAGTAGGTCTTGAGTATAACAAATTAGAAAACTCATCTAGTATTGGACCTCTATTAGTTAATTTACTTTGTAATGTTTGAGATGTTCCTATTCTAATTTTTCTATCAAGATTAGTCCAAAATTCTTCTTTAAATATGTTTGCAAATTTAATTTGTTCTGGTTTAGGAATACCTTTTATTCCACCTCTCATTAAAACTCTATGAGTTGCCCCTGCCCCTGCACCTATTACAACCATTGTATTAAATCCTTCTTCAGAATCTGTAAAAATAGTTCCAGTAACAGCACCTGCTCCTGCACCAACAACAGGTCTAGTTAAATTAATAGCTAGAAATCTACCCATTGCAGATGTCAAACCTCCTGCTTTATGTATTTGTTTTACAACTTCTATTTGATATAAATGATTTCTTCTTGCTTGGTCTTTGATTGCTGTATTTACAACATCATCTATTTCTGTTTTAATATTTTTAATTATTGTTTTCTTTTCCGCTTGAGTTGCAGTTAATAAAGTTTTGCCCCCAATAGATTTAAATTTTATTTTATTTCCACCCGGTAATTGTTTAACAATATCTGTTAATTGGTCGGGTCTTAAAGGTACACTTTTAGAAAAATTATTAGTAACTTTATTTAATTTATCTAACAATTGTATTCTTGGTAATACAAGATTTTTATAATTGTTTTCTGATGTAACTATATCATCAAACAACTGTCTAATTTTTGGAAGAGAAGATATTTTATAAACATTATCTAATTGTACATCATTTAAATTATATTTGTTTTTAAAATTATTTCTTAATGTATTAGTTATTTCTTCTGATTGTATTTTTGTTTTGTTTTTAAATAAATTAGGAAACATTTTATTTAATGCAATACCACCTAATTTTTGTACACCTAAAGCTGCGGGAGATAAAACACCACCTGCTAATGCAGTATATCCAACTTGCTTACCACTTACTTCTCCATCTCTAGCTAAACCTCTGATAGTTGCATCTGTTGCACCAACACCCGCACCTAAACCTGCAAGTGCTAATCCACCTTTACCTACTAATTTACCTGCTTGTGCTGCTCTAGCCCAAGGCATTAATAAATATAATGGGTCAGATACCATAACTGCTGCACGACCACCCCATACTGAAGCATCATTATCATATTGACCTGTTTCAAATTCTGGAAACTCTGTGTATAATTTTTTTAATCTATCTTCTTCAACATCTTCTCTCGCTTCTTTAAAAGTATCTGGACCAATAGATTGTACTGCTGCTTTTGTTAATCTCCAAATATCTCCTAATAAATAAGTTTCTTCGGCAGCACCAAACTGTAACTTACGCACAGTACTTGGTTCTTCAGTAAGATATTTTGGTAATTTAAATGGGGTTTCTTGTGGGGAATTGTCTGTAGCTGATACAGAAGAAACAGCAGGAAGCTGTTCATTTACATAAGATGGAAGTTTAAACTCTACATTTGACATGAGTTATCCTTTTATTTTAACCAAATGGAATATATTCTACACCAGTATTTTTATCTTTTTTAATAAGATTATCTAAATTATTATTATTGGAATTAGAACTTCCACTACTATTTAATAAATTTTCTGGAACAGTAAATCTTACATCATCTTGAAATCCTTTAATAATATCTTCTCTTGACATATTAGGATTTTCTTTAATAGTATCTTGAATAATTTTTTCAGTTAAAGTTATTGTACCAGAACCTTTGTTATTAACATTTTCATTAGTATTTGTACTACCAGTATCAGTTAATTGTTTTGCATTTGCTTTAATATATTGTAATACTAAACCATTTAACATTCCTTTAGATTCATTTAAAGAAACATTAGATGGGAAATTTTTCTGTACATAATTAAATACATCATTTTTCTTTATTCCTAAAGAATCAAATGTTACACCTAAAGGTAATACATTTGTTGGAATTATATAAACACCTGTAGCATCTTTTAAATCTATTGTAATACTTCGTTCTTGAAACTCTGCATTATATTCTTTGCTTATATTAGCATCTGTAAATAAATCTTCTCTACCTGCATATTTACCTTTAGCATAAACAATATTATAATATAAATCATTAACAATATTATTATATAATTCTCTACCATCTATGTAAGCTGAAGTACCACCCGGTAAAATAGTTACTTCGCCATTTTCTTTTGTGGTAAAATATTTATCAATGTCTTTAATCTTCATTGCATTCATAGGTGCAATAATACTTTTTACTACATCATTAGTAGCTACTCCACTATATGTTGTATATTTACTTGACAATGCTGAAGGAATAGATTTACTTGTTCCATCACCAAAAGCATAATTACCTTCACTAATTGTTAATGCAGAATCACTTATATTACTTGAACTATAAGTTTCTTTACCAATAATAGATTTAATATCTTGTGTTTTTAATTTTTCTAAATCAGCAATATAATTAGACATATCTACTTTTTCAGCATTTCCATCTGCATCTGTTTTACCTAAAAGTTTTTGAAGTTGATTAGTAAAAATACTTTCACCTTTAAAGTTATTTAAGTCTGGACCTTTACCTTTCCAGTAAGAACTATCTAAAAAATATTTATCTGCAGTAGGTTCAGTTAATTCTAATTTATCATGTTGAACACTAAATGATTTCTTATCTCCAACTTTTTTACCTTCTGGAATTATATCTCCTTCTTTGTAGTAAGTATAATCAAATCCTTCTGAGTTTCTCTTAGCAATTGCAATTCTTTCTGCTTTATCATACTTACCCCAGTTAGGGTCATTAACACTAGCAAGTCTAAATGCTGCTTCAAATGGACTTAGTTTATCATTTTCAATTGCACTATAAACAGATTTAAGTGCATCATATTTTTTAACTTCTTCATCATATTTGTTAATATCTCTTGAATATCTGTTTTCTGCAAGTTTAGTTACTAAAGCTTTATTATCTTTAAACTCTTCCATTGCTAAATTAAAATCTGCATTTCTTTTTTCTTGCATGTATTGCATATCTTTTTCTGCAACACCTGCTCCTATTGATAAAGCTATATCTCCAAAACTTAATGCCATATTATTGTTCTCCTCTTAATTCTTCTTCTGAAGGTAATGTTTTTACTCTAGCTAATATTGAGTCTGGAACACTATCTTTTTTAATTTCTGGTTTTGGTTTTTGTCCTACTGCTCTATCGTAGTCTTCTTCATCACCAATATCATTATCCATACCTTCATAAATAACTGGGTCTATTTCATACTCTTCAGCAATTGCTATAATTAAATACATTAATGGTTCTAATAATAACAACATTAAATCATTATTATATTTACCAACTGTTGCACCTCTATATGCAATTATTTGTGCAATCTCATCTACAGGTTGACCATTCTTTAAAATATTTAACAGTTCAACTAAAGTACTTTTTTCTGTTAAGTTAATAAATATTTCTTTAATAGCACTATCAACATCATTTATTTCTGGTGGTTGTTCCCATGGAAATTTTTGATTTGGGTCTTGTGTCAATGACTCACCGGGAACAGGTGCATTGAATGGATTCATACCCGCTTCTTCAAATTGATTTAATTTTGCTTTATCTAATTCCATATTATACTCTATATTTCCTTGTCTTGTTTGCTATATTTTTAGGTTGCTTACTATGTTGCTTACCTTTTTTCTTATCTCTTCTCTTTGCTGCTGTTGTTGCCGCATACTCCGCAGCACTTAGGTTCTTTATTGCTGCAGATGGCAAGTATCTTTCGCCAGTTACACTTGATTTTTTTCCAGATTTTGTTCGCCATTTTTGTTTCCCCCATGATTTTAAACTTTTTTGAGATTTAGCTAATGCCATTATCTATATCCTCCACCTGCTTTCTTGTAAGCTTTAGCTAATGCTTGTGCTTTTCTTGCACTCCATTTACCTGCTGCTGTACCATGTGAAGCTTGTGCTTTTATTCTTTGAAAGATTTTCTTTCTCATGCCCGGTTTAGTATAGTTCCCTGCTTTATTTACAGTTGACTTTTTCTTTGTTGACATTGTATTCTTTATACTTTAATATCTAAGTTTTGATTTAAAAAGAAATTTCTTTGTGCTTCATTTAATAACAAACCTTCTTTAGTGTACGCACCTGTTGTTGAACCATAATTAGCTGTTGTTGTATTAGGGTCTGTGGACTTAATAGCAGAAGCTAATTCATAACCCGGAATGTCTTCATTTTGATTTGTTAAAGCAGCATTTACTGCAGCACTAGCAAAATCTTTTGATTTAGAAACTCCAGATTTAGGATTCAATAATGAATCTGGTTGAGCAAATACATCACCTTCTACTTTAGGTTTTGTAAATTTCATATTGTAATTATAATCTGCAGCTTTAAAACTATCTTTTAAATTTTTACCAGTAAAGTCATAAGCACCAACTCCACCTGTTTCTGCAAAGTCTGCTGATAAACTAAAATCAAGAATACCATCCGAACCAACACCATTTTGTCTTAAATATTCATATGCAGTATTATCATCAACACCTACTTTTCTTAATGTATTTAAATATTTATTTGCATTAGCATCAAAATTTTGAAATACTCCTGCATTTTTCATAGCTGCTGAAGTAACATCATATGTAAATTTATTTGCTACATTCATATTACCAAGACTAATACCACCAGTTTGTGTTATTGTATTTGGATTAAATGCTGCAAACTGTGATGACTCTAATCCAGATTTTACATTTAATAAATTTTTATTTACTGTTGTTCCTAAAGCATCTTTAAACTGTGTAGGTATCATAGTACCTTTACCTGCTTGACCAGTTAAAACTTCTGTTGTACCTTTATATAAGTTACTAAATCCTGTTGATATTCTACTACCTAAAGTACCTTCACTTGCAAAACCTTTAAATGTTTGTCCTATTGTTTGTGATATACCTTGAGCAGTACCTTTAATAAAGTTTGTACCTTTATAAATTTTACCACCAACATTACCAATAACTTTTAAAAAAGGATTGTTAGCTGCATTAGCCCATGTTGCAGACTTAGCACCAAAGTTTGTCCATAATCCACCTGCTGCACTTGTAAATCCGGGCATTAGATAAGGCATAGCCATAGACAATCCTATCATACCAATAGGTCCAAGCTTACCACTTATTTTACCATATGCTTCAAAAGCTTTACCACCAATTTTTTTTACTCCATTCCAAACACTCTTACCAATCTTAGCTATACCTTTACCAATTTTTTTAGCTGCTTTGGTAACACCTTTGGTTACTTTTTTTACTGCTTTAGTTGCACCTTTGAATACTCTACTTATTGCACCCATTGTTTTTCACTCCTTGCTATTGCGTGTCCTTGTTTTTTAACATAAAAATTATTATTTTTAAAACCAATTCTTATCCAATTAATTTTAGTTTTATCACCTTTTAGTTCAGCGATATTATGTGATGTCCACCTATGTATTGGTAAAACATCAAATCCTTTTTCAACAACAGTATCTATATGCCAGACTTGATTACCATTGTTCCACCAAGAATCATCTTCTATAATTCCTGTTTGTTTAAATTGTTCTGCCGATTCTTCATTCATGTAAGCCCAACTTGTATAAGCAAATGGGTACTCACCTCTTCTAAAAACTCGATATTGACCTAACTTTATTGCAGGTAAAATATATTCTAAAGCATGTCCAACATTACCATCAAACATATTTTTGTAGTTGTCTGCTTTTAAAATTAAGTGCAATGCAGACTGCACATCATTCATATTCTATTATATTGTTTTCCAAATATCTATTGCCCATTGACCTAAAGTTTTTAGGTTATTTGATTTAACTGCATCACTTGCAGCTTCATTACCAAGTGCAGCTTGGGCTAATACACTTGCTCTATCTTCACTATTTTGTGCAGCTTCATATTCCCACTTAGCTGCATCTCTCATTTCTTGCCATAAAAAAGATAAACCTTGATTACTTAAATTAAATGCATTCATTGCATTAGCTTGATTAACAGAGTTTTGACCTGCAGTATTTGCAGTATTAGTTTGTCTTCTCCATTGTACATTTGATTGCTCAATAGCTATTGCATTCTGAGTATTAAATTGGTCTCTTTGAAATCCTAAATTTGCATTGTACTGGTCTATTTGTGCATTTAGTTGTTCTTGTAATCTATCTGCTTCTAATTCATTACCTGCATTTATTTGTGCTATTCTGTTTGCTTCAGTTGTATTGAACTGAGACATAGCATCATCTCTTTGTGCATTACTTTGATTAACTGTATTTGCCAAACTAGACATAAACTGATTTGTTTGGTTCGTACTTGTTGCATTAAATTGTGCAGATGCATTACTAGCTGCTTGATTAGACAACATAGCTTGTTGTTTGTTTTGTGCATTAAGAACAGCTACTTGTTGACTGTTACTTAAGTTACTCATGTCCATACCAAGAAATGCTTGTGCATTTAAAACTTGTGCTTGTTGGTTATTATTTAAATTAGCCATATCAAGCGAAG